CTACAAACTGTTCCCTCGACTTTCTTTCCGCATCGCACTTTCCGCTAACAATTTTCCCGCATTCGCCCGCGACACATCATGCTCGATCTGCTGGTCCACCCATTCCTGCAAATCAGACTTCAAAAAAGATAGTTTGCCGTTGATCTTGGTAGACGGTATTTCTCCAGCGGCGGACAATTTGTAAAGTTTGCTTATCGTCGTTTTATATCCACGCCCATCAAGAAATGCGAGAGCCTGGTCCTTTGTCAAGTGCTCGTTCGTGTGATAAGTTTGGGCGGCTATCAAGCGTTTGAAACAATCCTCCGTAGCCTCGAATACCCACTTGCGAATTTCATTCTTTGTAATTGCTCCCATACCTATATTAGAATAAAGGCAGCTCTTGCTGCCATCCGTCAATGTGTTCCCGTAAAATCTTTTTGAAGGTTCGCCATAAATGCGGCAATGACCTATGTTTCTTGAAGTGATATTTGAAGTCGTGATCGTATTTGACCCCGAGTTTCTGATCCGTGTCCACAATAAGCTGCATCAACCGCTCCCTCGAATAGCTTATATGGACCTCGGAATCGTCCCGCTGGCCGCCCCTGCGTTTTTCTTTCTGCCCACCCATTGTTTTCCCGAATTAATCATTACCTTTACGTTGTCGGCGTTAGGGGTGATCTTTCGGGATTGCCTCTTTTTTATTTCCGCAAAATCAGAACTTCATTTTCCGGCAATTCATATCTTTTGCCATTCAAAATTTCGGTACATCTTTGGTTTCCCGCCTCAACGTCCGTATCGCCCGGTCTATGGCATCTCCGATAACCGTGGGGTTCGGCTGTTTTCCCCGGCCGCCCCGCCGCCATTTCTGAAAATGATGCAGGATGCGGACAGCCTGAACCTCGTCCGGCTTGTCGTCCTGAAAACTGCACATTTCCCCGCAATGCTGTATATTCCGGGTAATGATACATTGCCCGTAGCCGTCTATGCCTTCATTCTTCAGAAAAGCACACTCGCCGCACTTACAGTACTTTTTCATCTTTCTCCAGTTCTTCAATCAGAGCGTCGGCAATCATGACGGAGTTTTTCGCAATGATTCCCGGAATAGCCTTGTCGCCATCGAAACCATTGCCGGCTGCCAAACATCCGGATATTTCGCCTTGCATCGCCTGCCCGGCATACACCCGCCGCCAGTACTCGCGGTCAGTATTTAAGTTTTGCTTAATAGCTGGCCCGATCATTTTGGGAGCGTCAGCAATATGGCCATACTCTCCCCGCTCCAGCTTCTCCATATAGTCGTCGTCTCGCATCATCAGGTCCTCACCTCCTCCTATGCCCTCAAGAAACGCAAATCCATTAAGCGTATATGAAAATATGTGCTCTACCCCTGCTTTATTTTTACGTAGCCCTAAAATAGGATATTCGAGATCTACACGGTCGAAGCATACAATGCGAGCCTTCATCCCCTTCCTCGTGCACACCGCCGCACCTCGCTTGGCAGCCTCCAAATCGAAATTCTTCATGGTTTATTCAGTTTTAAGTTTCTCATAGCGATTTCCACATCCACACAGAAGCCGGTTCATCATAATCGGCATAATCTTCATACCCCCGGCGTTTATATCAATCGTGCATCCATGCTGACCTATCGGTCCATAAAACGCATGAATCATAGCCTAACACGCGAGCAATATTCTCCAGCGTGGTCAATAGTTCATTTCCATAGCCTTTTCGTCGCTTACGACGGTCTACCTTTACGTTCTTGAACACGGCGACGGATTGTCCTCTATGGCTGTATATGTCCGCTTTGCTGCATCCGTGTAGGGTTACGTGCAATTTCAAGTCAAGCATGTTCTCATTCTTTTACAAATTTCACATCCTCGTCCGCCCCGATGATCCCCCGGCGGCGCAGGCGCTTGATGAAGTTCTTCATGTTCAACGCCTGTTCGTAGTAGCAGTCCTTTTCGACCTTCACGTCCGATTTGACATGGCGGATAACCGTATCCGTATCAGGATCGTATTGGCGTGTTATCTCGGTTCGCACTTCGGCTTTCGAAGCCTCCCGCGTAGTCGCATTGAACTTGTAAAGGGTGTGACCGGGGACCTTCGTCAAACGACCGATCAGTTTGTATTCGTTCTGTTTCTTCTCGACGGCTTCGATCTGCGCCTTGCAAATCTTCTCGTTCGTGAGGCCGTCATGTGGAGTTAGAATATCCATAGCTCTATTCGTGAATCTCGCGCCAGCCGATGACTTGCTCATCCGATATTTCCCATTCTTCGGAATCGGCGTACCACCACCCCTCGTCACCCCGGTCTGCTAACGCATAACCTCTTCCGAAGTTGAGTTTTACTAACACAACCTTTTCAATAGGCGGCAACTCCTCTTTCGGGTCATGCCAACGGACCAGCTCTTCACGCTCATCTTCAGCCCCCTGACAATACGCCGCAAAGGCCGCATCGGCTCGTTCTCCTTTCAAGTCATGCACATCTCGTCGGTATTGGTTCGCGTATTCTCGTGCTCTTTCCTCAATCGTTTCCATGTTTCAAGTTCTTTAAAGTGTTTAAAGATATTTACAGTTTTTTCGAGATTTTGCGAGAATCTCGCTATTTCAAAAACTCCGCTTCTTATCGCCGAAACACCTTCGAATAACGTTATCTCTGTCATCATCGGACAACATCCTCCATTTATACCTGTCGTAAATGATATTCCCGACATATTCTCCCGTATTCTTATAAACAGACACAACTACATCGTCGCTGCCAGCTAAAGGTTCTGTTATAAAGTAAGCCATCTCATTGCTATTTTACAAGTTCGAATTCGCACACCACGACCCACGGATTGCGCTCCCAGGTTCCGCGACCAGAAACCTTGTCGATCAGTATGGCGAAGGCTTCGCGTTGAGTGTTATACCACCCTCGGGCAAACCATCCTGCGGCCTCATTGAAAAAGCCATCGAACCCGTAATGATGGCATTTTTTGCCTTTGCCGACATACTCGTTAACAAAAATTCCCTCATTGATGCAATCCTCGTCCGAAATGTCCCGCAACCGTTCGCACTTGATTCCGATGATGCGGATTTGGTGGGGCATAAGTTCCGCTTTGGTGAACATCTTGTTATTCCACCCTGCAAGGTCATGTACGCTTTCGATGGATATTTTATGCGCTTTAGCCACCTGGGGCAAAAACGTATAGACATCCGGATGCCCGGCGGCAATCGTCGAATAGCTCTGTGCCACGGCCACGACTTCGCCAACCTTATAGCGGGTATACTTCGAGTGCCTGACATCAATAAAATCCCCGTATTCGTTTTCATAAACCAAGGTGTCGCCCCTTGTATCCCACGTAAGTCCGAAGAACTCATCAGGAATCAACCGTCGCGTCATGGTCTTTCGGCCCTCGATCACCGCCTGTGTCAAACCGTAGCGGTCGTTAAACATTATCTTTTTCATGGCTTACATTGATATTAATTGTACCACTTCGGTTTTGGAAATCTTGTAGTGAAGGTTATTTCATTCACTTCTTCACATTCGATCATATAAGCCTCCGGCCATAAATCCTTTATTTGCTCGACATTTTCGGCATAGGCGACAATAACGAAAGAGTCGACGCTTTCGCCCGTACACCAATACGGATACTTGATTGGCCATTTAACTGGCCGATAATCGTTACCGCAATCTTTGAATTTGATATAGAATCTTGCTCGTATCATTTCTCCCTCTTTTTGAAATGTTCGATAATCTCCTCGACCGTGGCTTTGCGGCAAACAAGAGAATAATCAAGGTTTGTATTTCGATTTTTGTGCACACAATACGAACTTCCGGCTAACTCAGTCACAAAATACTGTTCGTTGTCATTCTCGTCGTTCATAGCCGCCAGCGCCTTGAACAACTCGATATTTTCGCCACAGTCAAAACATGTTTCGGATTTGCAATGGGTTCTCACCCATAAATCAATCTTACCGAATGCGGCTATCACAACCGGAGTATCGCCATCTATGCCTATCAAATCCTCGCATAACTCATATCCAATGTTAAAAAGCCACCCAATCAGTTCTTTCCGCTTTTTCACATCCTCGACACGGACTTGGATGTAGATATTAAAGCACGGGGTCGTGAATTTCATTCTATTCTTGTTTTAAGTTGTTCAACCTGTCTATCTCCGCGGCGATAGCTTCGACGGTCTTGCCCCGGCCTCGGCCATTGCGGCGCACTCGCTCTATCTTCTGAAACCGACGAATAACTCCAGTAGGTTGAAGGTATTCGTCAAGACCCGAATAGGCGACAATCTCATTGAGCCATTCCTTTACGTCGAATCCATCCGGCGGGCCCTGCCAAATGCCATCAATCAAAAAGTTTCTCATTCCTCGTTCAGTTTTTGGACGAACAATCTCAAATCTTCGCACAGTATAGGATCGCAAACCCAACTATCCTCACCACAACCATCCTTGTATACGCAGGAGGACTTGAATGCCTCAATCGCTTTTTCACGCATCCGCTCCTCGGCATCCTGCTCGGCGAGTTCGATAGCGGTAGGCACATCCCATCTTGACACGACCAACTCGCGCCCTCCGAATCTTTCAGCATACTCTTGTGCCGTACACGTGGCATGTGTAATGTATTCCTTTGCATTCTCGCTTTTCATGGCTCAATCGTTTTCATCGTTATCGTCATCGGGATAGCTCACATCCTCATAGTTCACGCAGAAGTCGAAGCCCGGATCATCGTCGAATACGCCTTTGGTTTGGCATTCTTCGTATTTTCGGCAGTTGTAGCAATGACATTCGTTTATTAGTCTGTTGGTCTTCATTTTTCTCTTTCCTTTTAGCTCCGCAACGCGGCGGAGGATAAAGTTCTCTCGGTATGCCATATACATCCGGTAATTCCATCATTCAACAAATTCCGAAAAATGAATCGGATGCATCATGCGTATTGGAGCTAACTTCTTGTCAGCCTCCCGCCGCAGTCGTTTCAGTAGGCGTGTTTTCATCGTTTAATCAACTTTGCATGTAACCCATCAATCTCATACTCCCGGTAGCATTTATCGCAGATGATTGGCCCATCCTCATAAACCGGGCATTCCAAATCTTCCCAAACGTCAGTATAATTAATGCCCCTCGCCTGAATATCATTTCCGCAAATGCACCTGAACTCACAGACGACTTTATACTTAATATCTTCCACATGAATGTGGACATCCAACCGGCCATCATTGGCATCCTTTTCCCGTTGTGTACGTTCGCGCTCGATCTTCCGCAAAAGCGCGATTTGTTCGGGATTGCCGATTTCAGGTTTTACCTCTATATCCCCGCGCATAAATTTGCCATTCACGAGGCGCAACGGCATTCCTACTGCATGTCTCATAACTCCAACTCGTAACCGTTAGACACAAGCCACTCAATAGCGTCTTCCAGCAGATGCAAGAAAGAGATTCGATCCTGCCATCCAACCTGCGTCTCTTCATCTCCCCAATACAAACACCAACAAGGGCTGGTGGACGAACAGGCCTCAATGTGCAAAATATGGACTGCGCCTCCATTGGTCGTTATCTTTTTCGGCAACATCCCCAGCAGGTCCGCGACCGTGAAGGCCGGGATAACATCTTCTCGTATTTTTTCTTTTGGCGGGTAACCGTTCCGTTGGTAAGGCTGAGCATATAATTTAGGCACGCCCTGAGTGTAATGACTCTGATATATCATGCTCGCCTTCTCCGCCGGAACGCCCAGCTCCAGCAGGCGGCGTGACTGTTCAATGCTTGTTACCTGATCTTTCATAATTTTCGTACTTATTTATCGTTTCGAATATCTGCAATGCCACCTGCGGCACTACCGCGTTCCCGAATCCTTTGATGGATTGGTTTCGCCACTTCGGAACGGTAATAGGTGGCGATGACTTTCATGGCTTTCGTGTTAATACTCCACAGCCGCCCGGCGGTCGATGAAGAAGTGGATACCCGGAGCGCATTCGTTCCAGCGGTCACCGTCAAAGTCGGAGACCTCGACGGTAGCGCCGACCGTATACACGAAGTTCGCATCATGGTTCGAATGAATTGTGTCGATGTCGGCTTTAGTTCCATCAGCATTCTGAATCTCCACCACATAGGCTTTGTCGCAGCGACATTTTTCGCCTCCGGCAGAGCTGCGGCGGGCATCCTCCGGGATTTGCAGCTTCACGATATATTCCGAAGCCTTCTTCCAGCCGATAAAACTGCCATCGGTGGGGCAAGCCATGTATGTACCTATGGCTTCGCGCAGGTCGGCTCCGTACAGGTTGGCTTCGCGCAGGTTGGCTCCGTACAGGTCGGCTCCGCGCAGGTCGGCTTCGCGCAGGTTGGCTCCGTACAGGACGGCTCCGCGCAGGTTGGCTCCGCGCAGGTCGGCTTCGCGCAGGTTGGCTCCGTACAGGTTGGCTCCGCGCAGGTCGGCTCCGTACAGGACGGCTCCGCGCAGGTCGGCTTCGCGCAGGTCGGCTCCGTACAGGTCGGCTCCGCGCAGGACGGCTCCGCGCAGGTTGGCTCCGTACAGGTTGGCTCCGCCTTTCAAGGCCTCCGTTACCGTTTTGGCAAGCGTATTGCCAACGCTCGAATACTCGAAAAGGATAGAACCTGTCCAGCGGCTCTTGATCGATATTTTAATCTCTTTGTTCATGGTTGTTGTGTCACATGGTTAAATACCAACGTATTTCCGACTGGAATTCCTCGATCGTCCGGCAGACGACGTGTCTGTTCCCGTTCGTGATTGCGAGTGAACGCCATTCGATTTGCGCGTCCGATAGGACGGAACGTCGGTCGGGAGTCTTCATTTCGATACATAGGGCGTTGAAGCCTCCACGTCCGAGCAGCAGGATAAGGTCGGTAACGCCTGCCGTTACGCCCTCGGCTTTCATTATCGCGGCTTCCGTGCGGCCCCGGGCGCCGCCGTTCGGTACGGCGAACAGGAGCTTCCCGATGTCCGGGTATTGGAGTCGAAACCAGCTGACGCACATTCGTTGCAGGTGTGATTCGATGTGTCGTGTCATGGTGATTATTATAACTCGCCCGGGATATTATACCGCGCCTTGTCTCCTTTGAGCACCCATCCGGGCTTCTCGGCCCCGCTAATGCGTATCGGAGCATAATCGTCCGTGCTGCCGCCGTTCCGGGCCACCTCATTGCACATCGCGGAATACGTCAGAATCCGACATTTCACATCGATGCCCAAGATGTCGGCGATCGTCAGCCGTTTGTACGTGAACGTGTCCAGCACCCTGTTCAGGGCATATTCCAGCCGCTTCCCGCTCATTCCCGTCTTCCCGATGCGCTCGGCAAGGATAGAGAAGAATTCGCTCGACATATCCGGAAAACATACGGACAGCTTATGCACCACCGTGGCGATATGTGCCGCCGATGCCGGAGGCCCTGCAAGTACGGATACTTCCTCACTCCCACTCTTGGCGAGTGTGAGCGCGAGAGATTCCCTCGGCGACGGCCCGAGCGAGCTCATCAGGGCCTGGGGGTTGATTCTTTGCACTTCGTCCATAGTCATTTGTCGTTTTCAGCGGGAATAACCCCGCCCAGTTATTTGCCATAGATTGTCGGATGATCTTACGGGCAATGTCCGGATCCCCGTTTGAAAGTTCCCGCAATTTGGAATAACAAGCCTTTAATCCCTGCTGCCGATAGGTCTGTCCGCGTTCAGACTTGTAAGCAAGCCATTCCGCCATTACTGGCTGGAACGAAGGTTCGACGAAGGATAAATCAGCCTCTTTTCTTTTGCCGCAACTTTTCTTTTTCTTTGGTCTGTTTTTTACGGATTCATCGTCAGAGTCCGGAGAGCCGATTTCCCCCTTAGGGGGATTATAGGGGGTACTACTATCCCTATCCCTATCCTTTTCCTCTCCTATTATAGTCACTGATTGATCACTGATTGATCCATGATTGATCACTGATTGATCAGTGAATTTAGCTAAAATATTGTCTAATAGCTTCTTATCGATGTTTACATCGTCCAAATTAGGTCGATTGATTATTTGGTGACGGGAGAAAGTAGGAAGATAATAGAAACTCTCCGATTTGACGGAGAGAAGACTAATAAAACCGGTCTTCTCGAGCAACCCTAACCACGCCTCCAGTTGTTGGATCTGTATTCTGTCGTAAGGAAATATTTTTGATTTTAGCCAAACGGGATCGGCGACCACCACACCCAAATCGTCCGCAAAGGTCCAAAGACCTATATATAGCAGACGGGCGTCACGAGGGATTCGGCCTATTTTCGCGTCATCCCAAAATTGTGGCTTTATAGTTCGTATTCTTGCCATATCATAACCATATTTGCTGGTGTTGCATCTCCCTTTCGATGAAGCCTATCCACTCCGCCTCGTCAGGCGCTGGCAGGTCTATTCCGGCCTCCGCGGCCGCCCAGTTGCGGAAACGCTCTATTGCCGTTGTCATCTCTCCGGTGTCGAGGTCCCGGCTCGAGCGGAGCCTTTCAATCTCTTTGTGCATCAGTTCGTCGAACTCGACACGCACGAACAACTCCGGATTGCAAAACCTCTTGAAATACTCCGTTTTCACGTACGACAGTGTGCACCCTGTCTGCATTGCGAATTCGCCGAGTAAGGCGTGCAAATATCTGTTTTGGGCGATGACCGCCTGGGCTTACGCTCCGAACACTCGACAACGGCCCGTCGCGCCATAAGGGCGTTTGCACGTCGCTTGAAGCGCTCCCGGTCGATGTCGGTGTTCAGATCGTAAACCATACGGCACTACATCAGAAAGGGAGGTCATCCACGTTCTCGGCGACCGGCAAATCCGCAACTTGATCGGGCGTCGGCTCCGCCGGGCGAAATACCACTGACTTACCCCGGCCTACATACACTCGTTTGTCCTTGCGCTCGCGCTCCTCCTTGGACTGACGCATGAACACACAGTGCGTGTTCTCGTACTGATCAGCCTCGCGGAGTTCCGAAACACAAATAGAAATGTACTTCTTGCCGTTTTCAGCAACGAAAATCTTGTCCCTGGGAATGTCGCTGACACACAACGACACATTGATAAGTTCTGCCATTATTCCTATTGTTTTTTGAAAGTTGTCTTAATTACTGTTTTGCTGCTCCGAGCCGGCGGGAACATCACCACGCCAGTATCGGGGTCCGCAACCCCAGATGACGGTATGTGCTTCAACATCGTTTCCCGTTCTTTGATGTCGGCTTTCAGGGCTTCCAGCGTGGCGTACATATCCGCCAGCTTGCTATCGCCGCACATCGAATAATCGTATTTGACGCCGGATTCGCACTCTTCCAGCACACAGTCGCCGAACGTCTGTTTCTTGCCGTATTTAGATAACTCCTGCAGCGTGATGTCTCGCACATCAACGTTATCCTTGTAGAGGGCTATGGCCTTTTCCATACGGCTGATGTTGATATGGGCCGTGATCGGGTCTACCTCCCCGTTTACAACCGAGGAGATAGCCCGGGCGGCCAGCTCGGAGGCAGACGCCGTTTCCCGAATCAATGTTGCCTGTGTCTCCATATCACTTCGCATTTTTCCGAGCCTGACGGTATGATTCAAAGAGCGCCGAGAAGCGATCGACGACTTCCGCATCGGCATCGTATGATTTCAGCAATCGCGCTCCAGCGTCGAAATCCGCGGCATAGTTGGCCGTAGTGAGAAATCCATACATCCATTTCATCAGCTGATCGCAGGCAATGGGGTTGTCCAGGTGTTCCATAGTGATGCGCTTGCGGGCCGGAGCAGTTGCCGGGACCGTGGACGGTTGTGCTGTTTTGGTACTTTGTGCCGCCGCCCGGTTGGCGTTCTCCGTGTGCCGCTCGTCCGTGTCCGCATCTTTCGTATCGTCGATGCAGAACAACCCGTTAAGGGCATATTTGCGGGCATAACTGGATGCTGTACCCGTTATCTGCGGCCCGTCCATACCCTTCTTGTCGAGGTCCTCGCGGGCAAAGGCCGTTGCCGTATCGACCTCTCCGGCGGCGTTCGTGATGCGCGCCGTGGCCTTCACGTAGTAGCGGTCCCCGACGGCGACGATGTCGTCGCACAGGTTCAGGGCGCATTCGTGCGCCTTGAGTATCGGTTTGACCGCTTCGAGAATATCCTCGCAGCTTCGATATTTGTATTTTCCGAAGCTGTTATACTGCCCTTTGGGGGCTTTCAATTCCGATTGGATGGCGATTAACTCTTTCATGGCTTAGTCTTCGATATAGGTTACTTCCGGTGCTGTAACTTTGGCATGATCGAGATTTCGCATGCAATCCCGTTTGGCTTTCTCGATTTCTTTGGCCGTCATGCGGCGGTTCTCCTCATGGCTGGTGATCAGCTTGCCAGTAGCACGGCTTCTGCCTTCAATACGTGTTCTCATAATATTATAAGTTGTTTCGTTTTGCGTAATCGTTCATTCGTTTTGCCAGGCACGGACGGGAACAATCATAGATCGTGTCCCATACTTCTGTAACCGTGAACCCCTCATCGGGGGCGCTCAACAGATCGTCCCATAGGTAATGACGCTCCACGGTGATGTGAAATACACCCCAGTCCACTTCGAAAGTGAATCCGTCGACATCCCCGTAGGTATAATACTGGCCTCGATCTGAATCTTGGGCATCTCCGGGTGTCTTATGTTCGAAAAAAGCGGCGAACATTTTGAAGAGCAGCTTCATCGACTTGTCAGACAATGTGAATTCGTTAAGTGTCGGACGCTTTTTGACGTTGCCCGTAATATATTCGCTCGGGATGTCTACCAGCTCCTCCGATGCCGGAAGAACCGGGGAAGTTGTCGTGGTGTGGTATTGCGTATTCATGGTTCCTCAAAGATTTGCCCCAACAAGTTGGCGACACGTTTTGTGCGGTGCTGATCCGAGAACACCCAGCCAAAGGTGATAACTATCGGCACAATAATTACCATGATAGTGACTAAATGTGCCATGATTCAATATGTTTTAAAGCATTTGATGTCGCCCATGACGGCGGTGTAGGAGGGATACAAAGCCTTGAACAGCACGATGAACCGCCCGATAGCGTTCTCGGGTGTCGTCGCTCGCACGACGTTCGTGTATTCGACTTTGTCGGATGTAAAAAGAGGTCTGTGTGCTTTAATAGTGCACGTGTAGAACCGGGTACTATTGTTCCCCGATCTACTTTTGTTAGCGTTTGCCATAGGTAACAAAAGTTATTTTAGGTATGTACACAAAAAGAGCGAGGCTCCCTTGTGTTTTGGCAAACGCACTGAACCAAAGATTGGAACAGCCCCAGGAACCCCGCTATGATGCGGATAGGATATGTCTTGTGTACTTTGTCCAGTACGTTTGCCGATACAAAAATACACAAAAGATTTGATTCCGCAAATAATTTCTGCAAAATCTGGTTGATTGGCCTTGAGGCTACAACGATAGAATGCTGTGCGGCTTTTCTTTGCGCGCGGTGTGGTCTGGGTGTTATTTACCCGGGTACCACTTTTAACTTGGTCTCGCATTGTCAGTTAAAAGTTTAAATTAATATGTAAAGGGCAATAAAAAAGGCGTTGCCCCAGTCAAGTTTGCGAGACCGACACCCTCGGTATAACCGAAAGTGGACAAGGGACAACGCTTTATAAAGCGTTAGATATGTTCTTTGTTGATACCAAAGGTATCGATCTCGCGACAGCAAAGGTAGAAAATCATTTCGAATCTGCAAAATTATTTGCCATCGGCATCGAAAAAAGGTATCGACGGCTTCTCCTTACGGGCGATTCGGTACATCATCTCAGCCTTTGCACCGTTGATGATCTTACCCGCAATGTTGGCAATCTCAGACGCCTCTTTGATCTCGATCTCTCGTGCCCGAAGCTCTGCATACACGCGGCCCAAATCGGCCGTCAATTCCCGGATGTTCTTAATCTCTTTCATCGTTTTGTTGTTTTTTGATTTCTCGGTATAGCTTTAGTTGAATACGTTTGTATTCGATTGTTCCTGGGGTTACTGGGAGGTTGAGTTGTTTTAGTTTATACCTTAAATAACCGTCAGACAATATCTCGCACCACTTGCGTTTATATTCCCGTATCTTCTCGGGATTGGCAGCGCACCACTTGCGGTTATATTCCAGCACCTTCTCGGGATTGGCAGCGTATCGTTTGCGTTTATATTCCCGTATCTTCCCGGGATTGGCAGCGCGCCACTTGCGGTTCCTTTCCCGCATCTTCTCGGGATTGGCAGCGTATCGTTTGCGTTTATATTCCAGCACCTTCTCGGGATTGGCAGCGCGCCACTTGCGGTTATATTCCAGCACCTTCTCGGG